TTTAAAACTCGTTTATTAGGCGAATTCTAAGTTCACAACGTTCAACTTACCGTAGTAGTCAGCACTGTTGCCTAACGATGAAGTTGGGTCAGTGAAAGCTACGCGAGCGTAACGGGTCATCAAGCTGATTACTGGTTGGAATGTGACAGGGTTGATAACAACACCAGACGACATCAACGGAATGTACGGAGCGTAGAAGTAACCGCTGTCGGTTTCACCGTTACCACCTTTGTAACCAACCAAGATTTGGTCTGAACCTAATGGTGCAGATGAACCCGGTTGAGCTTGGTTCCACAAGTAGCTGTATACTTTGATTGTACCATTCAATGTACCAACCAACATTGTGTTGTTTGGACCTTTGAACGAACCTTCAACAGCTGGTGCGAAGACCGATTTGCTTGCTGATTGCAACGCCGAAACCATCATTGGCGAAACAACGATGAAGTTGCCCGGACCACGACGAGTTTTACGTGCGATTTCGTTTGCGATTTCATTGATGCGAACACCAAGGTTAGCGAAACGGTCACCAGCAAAGTGCGGTGTGTATGTTGGAGCAGCTGTTGCAGCATAGTCGTACGTACGTACGGTACCAGCAAGAGCTAACAAGTCGCCGATGATTTCCGCATCGATTTCTTGAACGATTTCAGCAGAAACTGCTTTTGTGATTTCGCTTTCCAAATCCAAACCATGTTGGCTGTTCATATCTTGCATAGCTTCGATTGTCCAACCAGCTTGTAACTTACGTGTACCAGCTTCAACCGCTTGCGAGATGATTTCCAATGACATTTTACGTCCACCAGAACCTTCGATGTGGTCACCAGCACCACCTAACAACGAACCACCAACTGGAACGCTATATGAACCAAAGGCCATTGTAGCGGTGTCATAGGTTTGTACATTGTTAGCGGAACCCCAAGCAGCACCCTTAGCTGTGGTTACGGCAGAAATATCTGCTTCGTCACCAGCGGCATTAGTGATACCAGACGCACCAGCAGCTTGTGCTACACCAATAGTACCGGAGTAGAACGCACGGAGTGGTTTAGCATTACCGAAAGCTTCGTCACCAGCCGAGATGTCATTTCCACCGAAAGGTGAACGTGAGCCATCATGAGCCATTGCTTCTGCATATTTGTAACGCAACGAGAACACTTGCGAAACTGGGGTTGTCATAGGCTGAACACCTACGATTTCAGTTGCAATGGTACCCGGAATGATACGGCGAATCATCGGCAAAAGTGTTTTGCGGAAGTTAGCAATATCAGAAGCGGCAGTTGCACCAGCAGCAGCAGTTTCGTTTACAACATAATTTTTTTGGTTTTCTAACAATGGTGCAACGATGGCACGTTTGTTAGCGTCAAGACCTTCAAGTAATCCGCTCTTAATCTCGGACCAACCTTGGGTTAATTCATTCATATTCATTTGATTTCTCCTAAGTTAGAATATTTTTATAGCTAATTTTTAATTAAATACCTGCAACTCTTTTAAAACGAGCCATTTCGGACTCACTTACAAAGGATTGACGAGGTGTTTCAACTTGTTCAACAACAGTAGAGTCACCGGTCACAACTTTCGTTTCAACTGGTGTTTCGGCTGTAGAATCACTTTCAGCTAGTACCGATGCGGATGCACTTTCCTTCTCTGTTTTTGTTTCTACTACAGTGGCTGCACTATCATGCAACACACGACCTATGAAATCTTGGTACGCTGAGTCAAGCTTACTCGTTGGAGTAGAAATCAACACCGCTTCCATAATTTCACGGGTACGACCGTGCAAGGGTTCTAAGACTCTTGACATTTCTTGAGCACGGACCAATTTAGCAAGCTTGGCTTCGGTTTCTTCCAACTTCTTAGCTTTTTCAGCTAATGCAGTTGCAGACTCATCCAATTTTGCGGTTAGACCGTTTTCTTTAAAGAATTTTGCTTTGTAAATATTTTCGAAGCTTTCGAATACTTGTTTAGCAAATTCAATTTGCTTAACTTCTTCAATCGATTCTTTCAATTCTTTAACTTCTTCTGTTAAGCGTTCTTCAAGGAAGACATCCAAAGTTTCTACCAACTCTGCCATATCAGCTTTAACTTGAAGACCGATTTTTTCTTTTTCTTCAACCAATCTGGTAGCAAATTCTGCTTCC